CTAACGATGTAGCCACAGCAGCTTGAACCAAGTATGGAGATTCTGCCTCAATCGCACTCAAAGTGAAATTGTAGCCTTGCACATCACCCATTGCAGTACCTGACTCGGAAGTCATTGCAGTGATGTCGCATCCGTACTCGTTACCAGCTAACCAATAATTATCATTGTTATCCTTTACTATGCAGAATACACGATTCTGAGCAAGGAGCTTTAACTCATTACGCTTTGTTGTTGACAACTTACGCAAACGAGCAACGATATCAGATTGGTTAAATACTGTTCCGTTCTCTTGTGAAACATTAGTGGTAGTAGTCATACTACCCACGCCCTTAGGAAGCTCATAGGTGTAAACATCCCCTGAAGCAACTGTTGTAGCTGTTACCTCGCCACCGCTTACGGTGAAACCAGTAGAAGCCCAGTCGATTAAATGAATGCTCTTGATTCCACCAACGGCATCCTTGCAGTCAAGTGTAAATCCTTGTGTTAGATTACAAGCCATTGGTTACCTCCTTTAAGCTAAAGTAAATGAAACTAATTGATCTGGGAAGGCGATTTGCACTCCATATTTCATGGTTGCACGGAAACGAACCTCGTCGTTGTCCTGGCTATACCAGAAGCGATATTCTTCCTCTTCGTTTGCAAGGTCAGTACCTACAAAGAAGTTAGACAAGCGACCTGCAAACATTCTGTTTGTTCCGCTTAGTCCACCTACTCCGATCAACTTCACGTTAGTACCTGGAATCATGATTTCCATTCCTTCCATTTCTACTGCGTAGTGGAAAAGGTTAGAATCACGAAGTGCAGTTGTGTACTTCTTGAAAGTGTCGATACCAGCAAAGATTACTAAGTCATCAGCGTCAGCTACGTCAGCAGGAAGTGCATTGTAAATGTCATCAATCAAACCTTCAACGTTTGAAGTAGTGATTGCAGTTGCACTTGAAGTGTTACCAGCAATAGTAGAAGCAGAAGCCGCATCGATGATTTTGTTGAAACCATCAAAACGATTTGTGTTAGGGTTAGTGTTGGTTGTTGCAGTATCACCCTGCCACATAGCAACTTCTAACAATTTAGCGATACGAGAAGCTTTCTCGTTACCGATTTGCTCCTCAAATGGAACAGCCTCAGGGCTACCAGGAGCGATTTGAGTCTGCATCCACTTAGCTTCTAAAGTCTTAGGGCAAAGAGTTTCCTCTACCTTAATCTTTCCTACTGTGATGTCACGCTGAGAGAAAGTAGTGTTTCCTGATGCGTTGTATCCACAGCCATCAGCTTGGAAGAATACGTCAGAAGTTAAGATGTTCAAAGCCTCAGCAGACTTTACACCTACTTGCACCTGACCAGCCGCTTGTAATACAGCAGCGGTTTTTGAGCCGAATAGACTCTTAACTACTAACTCGGTGCTTTGCTCGTTAGTATAGTCGGTTAAACCAGTTACGTTAAATGCCATGATTTTATTTTTTTAGTGTTTTTGCGATTTTAATAATGTTTGCGAATTGCTCCTCTTTCTTTGACAACTTTGCAGGAGCTTTAGTTGGTTCCTCACTTGGAAGGTCAGCAACCTTTTCTACCAAGTCAACAGTTTTACCGAATGCCTCTTTCATGTTTGAAAAAGCACTCTCGTTTGAGTTTAGTTTCTCTTCCAATGCGTTGAGCTTTTCAACGGCATCTTCAAAGCGAGTAACTAAAGAATTGAAAGCCTCTAATGAAGCAAACTCAGCAGGTGCTTCTTCAGCAGCTACTTCCTCAACTTCTTCGGCTGGTTCTACAATCTCAGTAACAACACCGCCTTCGGTGGTTACGAGCATTCCGCCCTCTACTTCGTGAATGGCATCAGCGGGAGGAATTAAGCCCTCTCCTGTTTGCACAAAGACTTCTGTTCCAACAGCTAACTCACCTTCCCACTCGATGATAGTACCATCTACGAGTGTGGCAGTTGCCATTTCAACTTCTTTCTTTTCTTCTTCACCAAATAGAAGTGAGCGAATTTCGGTCAATACTTC